ATATAATGAATACCGTGCTTCTTGTGGAACTTCCGTTCCTATTTACGTAAACCCATGTACTGGAGTAGAATCATTTACATGCCCTACAACTCCAGCACCTCCATTCTTCCCTCCATTCTTCCCACCGTTCTTCCCATCATTTACTACAGCAGCAACTACAACCGTAGCAACTACAACTGCAGCACCTACAACTACTGCAGCCCCTGCAACTACAACTGCACAAAACTGTACACCAGTGTATTCTTACAGTGAATACCGTGCATCTTGTGGAACTTCCGTTGCTATTTACGTAAACCCATGTACAGGTGCCGAATCGTTTGATTGCCCTGCTCCTCCATTCTTCCCTCCATTCTTCCCATTCTTCCCTCCATTCTTCCCTCCATTCTTCCCACCGTTCTTCCCACCATTCTTCCCATCATTTACAACTGCAGCAACCACTGCAACTACAGCAGCAACTACAGCGTCTCCAATTATTCCTTGGTTCGGACCACCATGTGTTGAAGAAAACACTTTAGTTGATACTCCTAGCGGACAAATTCCTGTAAAGAATCTTCAAGTTGGAGATGTTATTTGGTCAACACCAATTGTTGAACTAGATGAGTCAAATCCAGATAATCAGAAGTATGCTTGGACATCTTCAACACTAACATTTGGTGATTTAGTTGAAACAACTATTACAGCAATTGATTCTGTAGAAGAGTCAGACATTATATGCTTTAATGGAAACTCGGACATTAGATTAACATATACTCAACCAATATTTGTTAAAACTGCTAATTCTGAATATAAGATTAAAGAAGCATACTATGTTGAAGTTGGAGACAGTCTAATTGTTATGAATTCATCTGGCGATAAGGCTGAGGTTCCAGTAACAAGTATTGAACACTTTGCAGATGAAGTCGTAACTGTTTACCAGTTATCTTGCGAGCCTTACGACTGGTTCTTTGTAAGCGGAATCTTAATTCATAACAAGTAGTCAAAGTGATTATTCATAACTTTTTATCAGATGAAGAGTGTGATGCTTTATTAGAAGAAGCCAGACTATCAAAAAAATGGAAACCTCAAAATGAGGGAACTGGGATATTTATTTTAAAGTCAGAGAAACACAAAATTCTAATAGATATAAACAAAAGAGTTTCTAGTTTATTTGATAAAGATTTACACGCACAAATGATAAGAATGATACATAGAACAACTAATGATTCTTTTTGGAAAGAGCATTCAGATGATGCTGGAGGAGAAGAGATTCGGTATGGAGTTGTTTTATATCTAAATGAAGATTTCGAAGGTGGAGAATTGATATATCCAGACCTAAAAATAGAGATAAAGCCAAAAAAGGGAATGCTTGTATACCATCCTGGGGATGAAAAACACAGGGTATCAAAAGTAACATCTGGAGAAAGATACACACTTACATCATTTATTAGAACATATAAGGTTAGACAAAAAGAGATCCCTGGTGTATAATAGTAATATGTCAAGTAGATTAGATAAAATAAAAGAAATTATTGAAGCAAACAAGGCTTCTGGTGTTAGTCCTTTAGATCTTGTAAAGCCAAGCACAGAGTGGGCAGAGTCATCTGAGGCTGAAAGAAGATACTCAATATGCAAGTCTTGCCCTGAATTTATAAAGGCAACTAAGCAATGTAAAAAGTGTGGATGCTTTATGCATTTAAAAACAAAACTTCAAGCAGCAACATGTCCAATGAGTAAGTGGTAACATAAATGGAAAAATCAAGAAACACAAACCTTATAATTATTCCAAGCAGGAACAGAGTTGAAAACACTGAAAGAGTTATTAATGCAATAAAAGAGACTGCCTCCATATCAGATATAGTCATTGGCCTAGATGAAGATAATCATGAAATATATCCTAGGGTTGCTGGAGTAACCTATGATGTAAATCCACAAACAGAAAAGCGAATGAATGGAACACTTAACTTATTAGCAACAAAATATGCAGATAGATATGAAACTATAACATTTATGGGTGACGACCATTTACCAAAAACAAAGAATTGGGATGAGATGCTTTATCAACCAATCAAAGAAAAAGGTTATGGAGTTTCATATGGAAATGATTTATACCAGGGAGAAAATTTACCTACTGCAGTTGTTATGAGTACCCATATTATTAGATGCTTAGGATTTATGTCTCCACCAGAACAAATACATATGTTTTTAGATAACTTTTGGAAAGCAGTAGGATCAAAACTTGATGCGTTATTTTATTTTGACGATATAATTATAGAACATCTACATGCCTATGTTGGAAAGTCTGAACTTGACGAGATGTATTTATCTGTAAATAATCCAGAGGTTGCAGGATATGATGGAGAGAGATACGGATATTACATATATAACAAGTTTGACTCAGATGTAAAAAAACTATACTCTTGTCTAGGGATACAATGAAAGTATTAGTAACTGGACATAAAGGGTTTGTTGGAAAACACTTTTGGGAAAAACTAGATAATGGTAAAAATGCTTTAACTGGTATAGATATAAAAGACAATATAGATTGCAGAGATTTCTTTAAAAAGTCTAATGATCAATTTGATTTAGTTATACATTTAGCAGCAATGGTTGGCGGAAGAGAAACCATAGAATCAAGACCACTATTGGTAGCAGACAACTTTTCTATTGATTCTGAATTCTTTCAGTGGTGTTTAAAAACTAAGCCAAAAAAAGTAGTTTATTTTTCTTCTAGTGCAGCATACCCAGTAAACTATCAAACAGATGAAGGCCATAGAAAACTTCGTGAAGATATGTGCTCATATTATAATCCTCAAAAACCAGACATGACCTACGGGTGGTCAAAAATGGTTGGTGAGTATCTTGCATCTTTCGTAGATAATGTGTATGTGTTTAGACCTTTTTCTGGATATGGAAAAGATCAAGACTTAAATTATCCATTTCCAATGTATGTAAAAAGAGCATTAGAAAAAAATGATCCGTTTGAGGTTTGGGGTAACGGAAAACAAACAAGAGACTTTATTCACATTAAAGATATTGTTGATGCTGTTATGACATCTTTAGAAAATTCTCCAAATGGTCCAACAAATCTGGGGACTGGGATAGCAACATCATTTTTAGAGTTAGCCCAGATGTCTATGGATGCAGTAGGATATAAAGGAAAGATAGTTACACGACCAGATAAGCCAGTCGGTTGTATGCATAGAGTAAGTGACAACTCAAAGTTGTTATCTTTTTATACTCCTAAAATAAGTTTAGAGCGTGGTATTTGGGAAGCAGTTAATGGTGTGTAATGTCAAAAATATTTATACAGATATCTTCTTACAGAGATCCAGAGTTAAAGCCAACAATTTTAGATGCTATAGGTAAATCATCTGGAAAACATGAACTATACTTTGGTCTTCATATTTCCTATTTAGATGAATCAGAAATAGATGTTCCAGATATTCCAAATATTAAATATGTTACAAGCAAGGCTCCTAAAAATGTTGGTGTAGGCATTGGAAGATATATTGCTCATAAGTTTTACAATAACCAAGACTTCTATTTACAATGTGACTCGCATACAAGGTTTGTAGAGGACTGGGATGAGATTGCAATAAATTGTGTATTAAACTACCAAAGCCAAGGAATTAAGAAACCACTCTTGACTATGTACCCAGCAAATTATTGGTACAAGGATGAAAGTTTTAATGATATAGGAACAGACCTATTAGACCCAGAGTATAAAACAATAGTAAGTTTTCATCAAGATCCAGAAAGTTTTAAAAACTTAAGAATCCCTTCTCAAACTGCAATGCCAGCCAATGGAAGTATTTTTACTAGATCAATCTCTGCAGGTTCTGTTTTTACGGTTGGACCCTTTATGGCACCAAACAAAGATATGGCTTTTTGGGGTGAAGAAATTATAATGGCAGCAAGAGCATACACTCATGGATACGACCTTGTTGTTCCAGATAGACAATATTTGTATCACTTATATTATAATCATGAAAATCCAGAAATTAATAGAAGAAAGATATTTTGGCATGATTTTCCAAACGAGTTTGAAGAAATGAATATTCGCTCTAGGGCTATAGTTTATAAGACATTGGTAGAGGGCACAGTTGGAGATGGCTATCTTGGATCGGAAAGAACAATAGATGAGTATGGTAAATTTGCAGGCTTAGATTTTATTCATGGCGGAGTTATAGAAAACTGTTAAAACAAAAAAGCACCCAAAAGGCTTTTATAACCTAATGGGTGCTCTTCGTTTTACTTAGGAAATTTAGTCATCCAATACTTGGTTCTTGGGGTAATACCCTTCCAAGAAGACCAATCATCTCCCCCGTTTGTCATGTAGTATGCAATTTCAGCATTTTTGACGGGATTGAATAGTTCAGCGTTAGAGTCAAGATCAAACTTAGTTCTACGATCAGGACCAAGTGCATCAATCATGTTGATTTGGAACATACCATAAGATGAGTCACCAGTCTTGTGGTTGCCGTTAAAAGCCAGTGGTCGCCCATTAGACTCTTTTTTAGCAACTGCCCAAGCAACTACAAGGTCTTTACCCTTGAAGCCTACTAGGGACAGCAGTTCTTTTAGTTCTAAATCAGTCAGAGAAACCTTGTTCTCAAAACTCTCTAGTTTTTTTGCCTTAGAAACCAAAAAAACCTCTTTCGAGGTGGTTTCCGATGTCTGAGCCTGTTCCAGGCTAAGATTGTTTTTAGTATCAAGATCTGGGGTAGCGTTGGCAGCATTAGAAAAAACACTGACAAGTGCTACGATACTGAGTGTGCTAATGATCTCTTTGTTTCTTTCGATAAATTTAATCATAGTTTCCTCCTTAGAAAACAATAACACCTTTGGTAGGTGTTACTACCAAGTATAACACAAAAATTTATCAAAAGTCAACTTTAGAGGGTGGTATAATAAGAATTATGGCTCAATCATCATCTAATTATCCTAGTATGAAATACCCTATTGCATCTGATCCCGTTAATGTACACGGAGATTTTAAGGTTTTGGTTGATGCATTAAATGATATTTTGCCACCTTTGGGTTATGGTGCTGCCTATGTTGATGCTAGAAATATTACTGGATCACAAATTAATTTAGGTACCCCAGTTTTTATTAATGGAAATGTATCATACGGTGGAACTATGGTTTCAACAATAGCAAAATATGATCCGTCGTCTCCATCCCACAATCCAGATGTTCCAATATTAGGATTAACAAAGACTAACATTCAAAATGGAGATAATGGACTTGTAATTGTTTCTGGTGCTTTACAGATGAACACTACAGGCCTT